GATTTGAGCCTTGAATTAGGCCAAGAAATTCTTGTCGGCCAATCTAAAAAGCCTGCAAAGATTACAAAGATAGAATATCATGAAAAGTCAGGGGAGGTCGTGTTAGGAACGACCCGTGGAACTAGAAAGGCACTTACGTTTAGTCTATCGCAAAATAACGATTCGTTAGACCATAGTGAAGAGGCGTTAGCGGATAAATATAGATAGCATGAAGATAACAGATATTGACGAATCATTAGAATTAGAATGGCAGGCTAGTAAAGAGCTGTGTCGCTCATCAAGACCTAACAGCAAATTAGGTGCAAGTGCCCTAGCGAGTTGTAAGAGTCAAGGTCTACGAACAAGATCAGGACGTAAGAGTCATAAGATTAGTAAGAAGACAAGAGTCACAGTCGGCGGCAAGAAGATCAAAGGCAAAAAGTACGGCGGACCATTACCGGACTATAGCTAATGATGTTAGACACCTTCAAAGGTAAACTTTTGGTTGCAAAGCCTAACGTAATGAAGGATCCTCACTTTGCAAAGAGTGTGGTATACATCTATGAACAAACAGAGAAAGTCTGTATTGGATTAATTCTAAACAAACCTAGTTACATGAATGTAGGTGACATTCAAACAATGAGAGGTGCAGTCAACAGCGGGGCCGCAGGTCATTTGTATCGAGGCGGACCTGTTAGTGAACAAAGTTTGTTACTTCTACACACAGACGATTGGTACTCTACCAATACAATACCAGCAACACACGGTAATGCTATTAGCTCAGATGAATTAATGTTAGAGAAGATGGCACACAACAACATGCCTAAGTGTTGGAGACTAATGAGCGGAATGAGTACATGGTTAGTTCCACAGTTGCAGTCAGAGATATACAAACACAAAGCATGGCTAGTAGTTGAACCTAATCTTGATATATTTTATAACTATGATAACGAAGATCAATGGGAAGCAGGAGTATCACTTGCCAGTTCGCGTTTAATGGACGAGTATTTCTAAATAAATAGTATTACATAGACAGAGGAATGTATAATGAAACTATTAATGATATTAAGTCTCGTAGTTGTTTCTTTTGCATCAATAAATGCAAGTAATGCAGGAATAATAAGTGCTACTTCCAATCTGCATACTACAGAAGACAATGTAAAACCTGAGACTCCTACTCCACAGCCTCAACCAGGGAAACCTACCATAATGCACTTACCGTCAATGATTGACTGTAGTAGCCCACAAGCAATTACACAAATAGTCCAAGGACAGTTTGGCGAAGTACCTTTTGTTAACGGCGGAACTGTTATCAAAAGACCAGACGGCGTGATTATGCCAACACTAATGACATTGTATGTTAATATTGACACTGGCACTTATTCATTAGTTGCTAAGTTTCCTGACGTTGGTTTTTGGTGTATAGTTAATAGTGGTGGTAATTTTAAGCCTGCAAGATCAGAAAAACAGACTTGACACGCACTAAATACTCTGTTATACTAATAACACACTACAGACACACATAGGAGAAAATAATGAGCGTAGACACAAAATACGGTGAAGCCATCTTTAATCAAACCAAAGAGTTTACTGAGATGTTTAAAGCGGCAATGCCAAAAGTAACCACAAACAAAAACGGATATGAAATTCGCACAGAAGTATTAAAACTGGCGAGTGTTTCAGTCTGGAAAGACTATTATGCTAAATGGGGTCAGTTTGAACAAACTGTAGAACGTGATCCTAAAACCGGACAATTTTCATCAACTTTGAAAGGTCCTGAAGTACCAGGTAGCAAAGAAGTATTAGACGCCGCAGAACAATTTTACAACTTCGTAACCGGCGATACAAAAAAATAACTATTACCCAGAGCATAGCTCTTACAACAACAGTATATAGAGACATCGTACCCCCTGCTAAAAAAACAGCAGGGGGCAATCTTTTCTAAAAGTTCTGGATCCTAAAGACATAAGTAAGTGTATGCTAACGTGGATTAGAGAACTGTTCCGAGGATGGAACGAAGTACAGAAAGAACTTAACCAAATGGGTATATTCCATTCTGTACACCATTTAGGCAATTATACATATGTAGACAAAGAACAATTTAAGAAGTATTTAAATGAACAAAGAACCATTTCAAAAGACAATAGACAGACTAAAGTCTGAAGGCAAATACCGAGTTTTTAATGATATACTCCGAGAGCGTGGAGAGTATCCTAATGCCATCTGGTATGGACCGTACAATATTAAAAACATTGTAAACTGGTGTTCAAACGATTACTTAGGCATGGGGCAGAACAAAGTAGTATTAGATGCAATGCATACAGCACTAGACCAAACAGGTGCAGGTGCAGGCGGAACACGTAATATTGCAGGTACAACTCACTACCATGTTGCATTAGAACATGAGCTGTCTAAACTTCATAAGAAGGAGACAGCATTACTTTATACGTCCGCTTATGTCGCAAACGAATGGACGTTGGTCGCTCTTAAACAAATCATTCCCGACATTGTGTTTCTAAGTGATAGTGCAAACCACGCTTCACTTATTCAAGGCATTCGACACAGTGGTGCAGACAAGGTTATATGGACGCACAATGATATGGAGGACCTCGAGGATAAGCTAAAAAACGTGTCAGGTACACCTTGTGTAGTATTTGAGTCTGTGTATAGCATGGATGGGGACGTTTCGCCTATGCTCGAAGTTTGCGACTTAGCAGAAAAATATGGTGCAATAACATACATCGACGAAGTACATGCAGTAGGCCTTTATGGCAAGCATGGCGGAGGTAAGTTAGAAGAACTTGGCTTGCAAGATAGAGTCGATATTGTTAATGGCACTTTAGGAAAAGCCTTTGGTGTACAGGGAGGATATATCGCAGGGGAAGCGATCGTTATAGACGCTATCCGATCTGTTGCCTCAGGTTTTATTTTTACTACAAGTTCTAGTCCAGTTATATGTGCAGGCGCACTAGCAAGTGTTAAGTACGTAATGGACCACAACGAATTACGCGAACAGCATCAACTACAAGCAAGTAAACTCAAAAGAAAACTTGCACACTATGATATAGAAGTACACCCAGATGCAAGTACTCATATTGTTCCGGTGATGATAGGTGATCCTGTACGTTGTAAGAAACTCAGTGATGTTTTGTTAGAAGAACACGGCATCTACTGTCAACCAATTAACTATCCTACAGTAGCAGAAGGAACAGAACGTTTGAGATTTGCTCCAACTCCGTTGCATACAGATGCAATGATTTCTCAGCTGGTGGATTCATTAAGGAAAGTATTAAATGAACATTAAAAAATATTTTTGGATGGGACTTGGATTCCTGTCACTCGGAATGGCTTACATTGGAATTATAGTTCCTGGTATTCCTTTCTCAATCTTTCTTGTCTTGGCCGCATATTGTTTTGCAAAGTCAAGCCCAAGAATGCACAAGTGGTTATATAATCACAAATACTTTGGACCGTTCTTAACGAACTGGGTACAAAAGAAAGTATTCCCTACCAAAGGCAAGTATGCGATGATTATAGTAATGTCATCATCGTTAGCATTCCTTTGGTTCACTACAGAAAATATTAAGGCTGTAATGTGGAGCGGAGGCTTTATGGCACTAGTTGCTATTTGGGCTTGGAGATATCCAGGCAGTGTAAAAGAGCAAGAACGTAGAGTAAAAGCAGGCGAAAAAATAGCCTGGATAAAATAAATCCTACATTTTTGATACCTAAGACCATTTATGGTAGTTTAACTTTTGGATCTCTCACTCTTAAATAATAGACTGAGTACTATTACTCAGCAATTTGAAAGGAGATCCAAATGGAAATCTTAAACAAAGTAAAGGGTTGGGCAGGCGCAATCACTGAAGTAGGTATCGCACTTATTTCATTAGCTATCGTACTTGAAATCCTTTTTAATGGACAGGGCATTCCGTTCTGGCCAAACATCAGCGTAGTCGACAACATCACTGGAATGATAACAGCGTTATCTGCACAAGGATTAGTTGGGCTAGTTGCTGTATGGGTGTTATATCATATATACAATCGCAAGTCGTAATATTAAATCATAACACTTTAGAAGTTATGGCAGAGCCGTCTTGGCGGACAGCTCTGTCATTTTTCTTAAACTTCTTAGATTGCTTCATTCCCATATAATAGTTAGAAGGTTCATAGTTCCAACGCTTGCCGTGATGTCCACGAACGTCAGCATAAAACATTCTAAGTCTTACTAGAGCTTTAACAATCGGATTCGAATTTGTTTTCATAGTAGTAGCAGTACTTTCAATATCTAATTAGTTATATTGGTACTTATCATTTTCCGTTTAAAAAGTCGTTTTCGTCGTCAGTATAAGGCCACATTACAGTTCACCTAACAATGCTTTAAGTTTCTTCTTTGACTTACCCATTGCTTTTGCTTTAACAATAGTTGCCATGTTTGATGTATCATCTCCTACAACGACAAGACCAATCATGCCCATACCTTTGTGTGGAGTACACCAATAGTAATAGATACCCGGAGTATCAAATGTAATTGCTACTTCTTTACTATTTTTTGATTTTTTAGGAGCCTTCCAACCAGTTGGACCTGCTTTGAATTCTACATTGTGTCCTTTGGATGTTGGTACCCAAGTAATAGTATCGCCTACGTCAATACGTGCTAACTCGTTTGAGTAAACCATCTTGTTGCCGTCTGCATCTTTATTCAACATTTCAATTGTAATATCTTCTGCATATGCAAGGGTTGATACGAATACCAAACCAAACACTGCTACAAAAAATCCTAGTGTCTTCATTTGTGTGTTTCCTTTTCTATGTGTGTAGTTTATGAACTAGGGCGATTACTTACCGCCCTTTTTCTTTTGTAATAGGTATGCTCTAAAGTAACTATGATTGGGATCAATCATTAGTAACTCGGATACATGTTATTCTTGAACTCAGTAATCTCACTTGCTCTTTTGTGATAGCCATGAGCTCTTAGTTCACGAATTGCCATACAGTAACTTCTGTATTCCATTGCTCTAATAAATCTTTTCCACATTATCTAAAATCCTTTGGACTTGTCATTAATGCTTTTGCTTCATCATGATACCCTTGTCTTGATAGTTCTGATGCGGCTCTTGCTCTACCTGCTGATTCACCTAATGCAATTAATCCTACGAATGCAACACTCAATGCAGTTCTAAGTACCTTACAAATTTTACATGTGTAAGTCCATGTTGTGTTAGTCATTGTTGCTACAGTCATTATACTGATCCTTTCAAATTGTCATTAACTTCTATTCCACGTCTTAGTGTTTTATCACCACGTGCTACATTGTATATGTCTCCACGACAAATACCAATGTCATTAAGTTCAAAGTCGGTTAGTTTACCTAGTTCGTTAAGTGTTCTTCTATAACTATCTCTTTGAGCTTTACGTATTTTACGTGCATGTAATAGATCTTGAATGCCAACGATAGCATCTTGTATCCAGCTTGACGCTGTTAAAATTGCTGATGTCATTATAATGTTACCCCCATTTTAGGACCTTTGCCCTTGTGGGTTAACATGTAGTGATAGGCGTATTGCCAATCTCTTCCGTACTCTGTTTTGGCGTAAGTGAGCATCTCTTTTTCGAAAGCCTTAGTTGGGCTTGGGTTTCCAAGTAAACTCACAAGGCCGTTGAATAGCATTGTTGCCATTTTATTCTCCTTGGTTAAGTTTTCATGATGCTTAAGGAAAGCAATACCCCGGAACTTCCCCGGCGGTGCGTGAACCTTTGGTACCCGTCAATTGCATGTTTAGGAGTGCTTTCTTATCTCCCATTGTCTATCCAATGTGTCTATGTGTGTTGTTAAAATCGCCATTGCAGTTCTTTTAACACGCTTATTTATATAATAGTACAGCCTTACTGCCCTAAAGTCGACCGAAAAGTGCCCCATCTTTTGTAAAGGCTGTCATGCGTTACACGCAACGATCCAAAAACCTTGACAAAGTATCGAAATGATGTTACTTTATAAATAACGTTGGAACAATCCCGTTCCTGGCAGGCATCGTTGAGCCTGCTCTTATTATGTGAGCGCCGTGGTAAAAGCGGCAAGCAGAGGAGATAATAAATGGACGCACTCACCCTATGGATGGCTGTAGGTTTCCTGTTCGCAGGTTACGCAGTTATCGCAAATGATTCCGTACAAACACTAGGTACATGGATCGCAAGTAATAACGAAAAATTTAATTGGAAAGTGATGTGGGGAGCGGCTTCGGCTGTTCTACTGTATACACTTTGGTATGGTTGGTATATGAACGGAGGTGACATTAGTTACGGACGTTTGAATAAGATTCCATTCCAAGAGATACAATGGTATCACGCAATGGCACCAGGACTATTATTAATACTTACACGAATAGGAGTACCAGTTAGTACTTCTTTTTTAGTATTAAGTGCCTTTGCAAGTACATTTGTATTAGAGAAGATGCTTATGAAAAGCATGATGGGCTATGCTGTCGCGGCAGTTGCGGCATATGTTATTTGGATAGGAGTTACTAAACTACTAAACGAAGCAAAGCCTGTCAAAGAAGAACATAAGAAAGCGTGGCGAATAGCACAATGGGTAACAACAGGCTTCCTGTGGTTTACTTGGCTAAGTCATGACATGGCAAACATTGCTGTGTTCCTTCCAAGACAGATACCATGGGACCTAATGATCCTAGTGAGTCTTGTGTTTGTTGTAGGTCTTGCATTTATGTTTAAAGAGGGTGGTGGTAAGATCCAAAAGATTGTACTAGAAAAACACAACACAAGATATGTGCGTTCAGCAACTATTATTGATTGTGTATACTTTTTAATACTACTGTTCTTTAAAGAACTAAACGATATACCTATGTCAACAACATGGGTGTTCGTAGGTTTACTGTGTGGACGTGAACTTGCTATGGCAACTATGACAGGCAAGGAAAAGTTTAAGACAGTGTTTCCATTAGTAACCAAAGACTTCTTCAAAATGATGATTGGCTTAGGTGCATCAGTAGGAGTAGTGTTAATGATACACTATGTTATAGTACCAAACGGATACTAAACAAATTGGAAAGGTAGTGTACAACGACACTGCCTTTTTTCTTGACTTAACAACCAAGTTAGTGTATTATATAAGTATAACATTAACTCAACAACAAAGTAGGAAGGCTTACAACTTGAAAATGAAAATTATCACAGGAAATGCTAATCCAGACCTAGCACAAGCGATTGCAGAACATTGTTTTGCAACACTAGTGCCAGCGAAGGTAACCACGTTTGCGGACGGAGAGTCCAGCGTGGAGTTCTTAGAGAACATTCGGGGAGAAGACGTTTTTATTATACAGAGTACATGTACTCCAGTTAATGACAGCATTATGGAACTTATGATTATGATTGATGCGGCACGAAGATCAAGTGCTGATAGAATTACAGCAGTTATTCCTTACTTTGGATATGCTAGGCAGGACCGTAAGAGTGCGTCACGTACTCCTATTACTGCTAAACTTGTCAGTAATTTAATTACAACATCAGGTGCTGATAGAATTCTTACTATGGATTTACATGCAGGACAGATACAGGGCTTCTTTGATATCCCTGTAGATGATTTAACAAGTCGTGTAGTGTTTGCAAAAGATATTAAACGTGCAATAGGAATTGTAGACGATCCAGAAGTACATCAACAAGGCACAGTATTTGTATCACCAGACGCAGGTGGTGTTGTCCGTGCTAGGAAGTTTGCTGATATGTTCAATGGCGACATTGCTATCGTAGACAAACGTAGACCAGAAGCAGGCAAGAGCGAAGTTATGAACTTGATAGGAGATGTAAAAGGTAAACATGCTATCCTAGTAGATGACATTGTAGACTCAGGTGGCACACTATGTAATGCGGCCAAAGCAATTATGGATGCTGGTGCGGCAAGTGTTCGTGCTTACATCACACATGGTGTCTTATCAAACGAAGCATGTCAAAAGGTTGAGAAGAGTGTGCTTGACGAATTAGTAGTCACAGATAGTATTCCTAATCGTTGTCCTAAGAATTGTAAAAAGACACGACAGGTTAGTGTCGCGCCTTTGTTTGGTGAAGCTATTAGACGTGTAACAAACGAAGAAAGTGTTAGCTCTTTATTTGTGTAATGTGTTTGATGTATTCTGTCATTGAATGATCTCCAAAGCTATCTATCTTACCTTGCTTTAGACCCATCCAAATACCACGCCATTTGTCTTTGACTAGTTGCCAACCTGTAGGCTTTCTGTAGTTGCCGTATGCATTTAGATAATGTTCTGTACCGTGATGTACATAGCCCATAATCCAAAGTGGAACAGTAGTAACAATATCATTGTTGTTCTTCCAACGATGATGTGTTACACCTAGACTCTTAACATATCCTCTCCAACCCACACGTGGTGAACCAAATGTATACAGTTCAACCGGATCATTAAGTTCTTCATTATGTAAACAACGGCTGGCCATTATAGTTGCCATTGCCGCTCCTAATGAGTGTCCACAGAACCATAGTGTTTTGCCTAAGTTTACTTTACGATTGATGTCTTCTGTTATAGCAGGCCATAGTTCGTCTACCTCTGCTTTAAAACCTTGATGCACTCTTGAGATCGTTTCTGCCATTACTGGCAATGCTTTTAAGTCTGCACTGATATCGTTAAACTCTGTTGGTTCAGTTCCACGACATGCAATTACTAGATCTGTTTTGTTCATGAAGCGATACGCTTGTGCTCCATCTTTTTGGTAAAATTCAGTTGTAGTGAATCCTAACTTTTTCGCTTGACTTTTTGCTTCTTTGACATTATTATATGCTATACTTGATAACTTTGCAAATAATAAGGAACGTGCATTAAAGTCCATTTTTTCGATTGTCATACTTCGCCCTCCGTTAATACAATATTTATTGCTTTGCATGACTAAATACGTTATAAGGATGTAACATAATGAAAAAAGCTACTAGATCTATACTTGAAGAACTGAATAACCTTAATTTCAATAGAAATAAAGGACATCTTATCGAAACTACAGGGGTAAACCTTGTTGAGAGTGCAGTTAACTTGTTTGAACAAATATCTGAACATTATTCAGAAGACGAAGCACTAGAGCTTGAACGTAGATTTATTAACAGTATTAAGAGTGGGGATGCTCGCAAGTTTAAACGAGGCATATATAAAATTAATGAGAGCAAAAAAAATGATTCTTAAAGAAGGTGGAAACATATTCAAAGACGAACAGGGTACACCTGTTACACAACGCATTGCTAGAAACGATGTCGATCCAACACTGGCATGGTTAGAAAAGATTACAGGATTAAATCATACTGATATGAAACTTGGGTCAACAGGTATCAAAGATACGAGTGGTGACTTAGATGTTGCTATTGACGCAAGTAAAGTAGACAAGCAAGAATTATTTGATAAACTTAATGCATGGAAAATGAAAAATCATCCAGACGATACTACTAGGCAATGGGTAGCCAAGTCAGGTATTAGTGTGCATTTTAAAACACCTATCAACGGAAACCCTAACAATGGATACGTACAAACAGATTTAATGTTTGGTAATCCAGAAGCAATGAAGTTTGCATTTAAAGGCACAGGCGACGGAACAGTATACAAAGGTGCCCACAGAGCAATTATGATTGCTAGTATGGCAAAGGCAAGAGGATTTAAATGGTCTCCAGGTAAAGGATTACTTGATAGAGAAACAAACGATCTTGTTGCTAGTGCACCAGATGAAGTTGCAGTAGCATTAATGGGACAAGGTTCTAATCGTGCTGATATGGATAGTGTTGAAACTATAATTAAGAAGATTAAGAACAGTCCAGACTACGAAGCATTAACAGCAGATGCGTTCGCAAACTTTGAAAAGCAAGGATTACCTATTCCAGAGACACGTGGTATGGTAGCAGGTATGTTACAGGCTAAAGCAAGAGTTGATGAAAAGAATTTTCTAGGTAAAGCATTAGATACTTTCAAAGGTGGCTATGCTGTTGGACGTAAAGGATCGCAAGGTATCGGTGGTATGGCTAAGACTTATAAAGATGCTGGTGGACGTAAAACTACGCTAGGTCAAGTTAGTGACATAGGCACAAGGGTAGGACAGAGAATCATAGGTAATACTGTTACTGTTAAAGGTAGAGTTAAAGGCCAACAAGTATTTAAAACTATTGCGGCAAACGATGTTGAGAAATATACAAAAGCAAATTGGAAAGTAGTTCCTAAAAATGCAGTCGTAATATTTCATCCTAACAATGCAAAAGATGAAAGAGAAATTTCAAAGAAAGATTATACTGCCAAGGGCTGGGACAAATCAGGTTGGGTTATTAAAACTGAATCTCAAAACAATGAAAGTATTATTAGAGAAGGCGCAAGAATTGATCATGCTGAAGACTTAGTTTACCTACAAGGTTCACAAGGAGCAATGAGAGCGTTACAAAGTTTACGCAACATGGCACAAGGTGGACAAGGAAACGTTACACTTAAATGGGACGGATCTCCCGCAGTTGTTTTTGGTCGTAATGACGATGGTGAGTTTGTATTCACAGATAAAGGTGGGTTTGTTAAATCAGGAGGAGTTGGTAGAACAACTAGTCCAGACGCACTTAAACAAGAACTGCTTATGCGAAGTGGTGGAGTAAACAAAGACAAGCCTGATAGAATACAATTTGCAGATAATATGGCGCAAGCATTTGGTGTGTTTGAAAAAGCAGTACCAAAAGACTATAGAGGTTACTTCAAAGGCGACTTGTTATATTATAACACTCCGCCAGTAATAGAAAAGAACTTTGTATTTAAACCACAAATTGTAGAATATGCTGTTGATGTTGCAAGTGACTTAGGCAAGAAGATTGCTAAATCAAGTGCTGGTGTAGTTGTACACAGAATGGTAGACCCAGACGGTAGTGAACACCCACTCAAAGACCTAGAGATATTCCAAGGTAATGACTTATTAGTTGTACCTCCTGTATCAATAGAACAGCCTGCACAAATTGATAGCCCAGAAATTGATAGGCTAGAACAGATCATTAAAAAAGATGCTAAAGATATTGATAGCCTACTTGATCAAAACAAATTAAGACAGATGAAAATGACAGACTTTGCTAAAATTATTTACAAGTATATGAATAGTAAAGTTGATACTGGACTTGATAACTTAGGACGTGATTTTACTAAATGGTTAGTAGCACAAAAAGGAATAAGTCAAGGTAAACAACAAAAGATTATTGAATACATTAAGCAGAACATGAATGCTTGGACATCATTGTTTGAAGTTATTACAGGTGTAATGAAAGTTAAAGATAGTATTATTGCTGATTTAGATAAAAACCCAAATGCGGTTAAGGCTAAGACAGCTGGTAAAGAAGGCGGCGAAGGGTATGTGTTAGCTCATCCTGAAGGCGATATTAAATTAGTTAACAGAGCAGTGTTTACTGCCGCTAATAGAGCAGTAGAGAGATAGGAGAAAAACTATGAAAATGAAAGACCTAGACGAACAAGTTAGTTTAGAAGCAGAGCCGGACTTTGGTAAGTTCAATCAAGATGACATTATGAGATCTATCGCAAAGAAAAAAGATAGTGCTGATGATGACGAAGCAGGACTAAGCAAAGGATTTGATCAAGTTGCAACACAGGCAAGACATTTGTCTTACGCATTTGGTACAGACGGTGGCGACATCAAAACAATCGATGGCAAAACTATTCCAGTAACACAAGATGAAGCAAAATATCTAAGCAAGTTCGCAGGTAATGCTGTTTCTGACTTATATCCATTGTTTGGGATTACACCTACGTTTCCAAGAGATCTAGAAGCAAGAGACATGGCTACTAAAATCTTTTCTTCATCAGATGGTGTAATGAAAGTATTAGACCAATTTAGAAAGTAACAATGGATTTCATTAAAGAACTTCACGAAGCTAGACTGACTAGACAAGGTGGTGCATTAAAGACACTTACCTACACAGACTGTTGCGAGCGAGCATATCTAACTATGCTTATACTGGAAGTTCTTAGAAAGTTTCCAAACACTGCGGCATATGCACATGGGTATGCTAAGAAGACATCAGGGCATGACAACTACAATCATTTTAGAATGTCAAGTACTGACTTATACAACTTCATCTACTTTATTGTAGGTGACAAAGATGCACTAGATAAATTAAAAGACCCAGGCGCGGCAAGTATAATGCGTAGAAGCACACAGTTTCCGTTAATGGCTTTTAATAGATATGTTTCTAAACTAAAAATGGGTGGTGCAGGTAATGCACAACAAGACCAACAAACTTTTATTAATATTGAATCTGCTCTAAAGATTACTAACAGTGATTATAAAGCTGTTAGGAGAAATGTTTTTAGTTTCTCATCTCTATCTTCAAATAGTAAAAAGCAGTTGGTTACAAGATTATTACTTGCGGCTCGTGCTAAGTTAAGAAACAGTGACATCATTCAATACTTAGAAGAACTTTCAGCAGAAAGAGATCTTGAAGTATACAAAGTAAGCGATCCAGAACCAAAAGTAAGTATTCCGGATATTGCAGTAACAAGTCAAGACATGGCAGGTTACTTACGACTAGTAGGATCTAAGAATTTAATGCTAACAAAGAAATTTTTAGAACTTGCTAAAGATGGTAAGAGTATACCTGCAAACATACTCCAAGCATACATTCCAGCTATTATTATACTAGATAATATAGCAAAAGGCGGTGCAGGTTACGTACAAGCCCTAAGAGCTTTAGAAAATCGAGCTAAAAATAGCCGTAAATAGGGTGTTTTTTCACTAATTGGTAAATACTTATAACAACTTCGCAGAGTAGCGAAATTGGTCATTAGAGAAAACATAGGAGAATAAAATGGCAGGACAAGCACAAGGTAACGGCGGAAAAGCTGGAACATCAAATGGTCTAGGCGGAAGAACTAGAATCTTAAACTTAGCAAAAACAAACATGACAGAAGCAGAACTTAAAGCGGCTTTACAATACCTATCAGCAGGTGACGTAGCTGGAACAAACGATGCACACACAATCGCAGGCGTTGCTCCACTTACAGAATCAGGTGTATTCACAAGTGGAACAACTGATAACGTACAAGTTGCAATTCAAGGTACAGGAGTAGCAACAGCCGCTTCAAACTTTGGTACAGGTTCAACTGGTATCACAATGTCAGTATTAGCAGACTTTATTGAAGTATATCCACACACAGCGTAATTAGTGAATAACTAATTAGCTAGGATAGCTAATAGAAACTTAAAGGGTGTCGTTTTTACGGCACCCTTTTTTTATGACCGATAAGTAGTTATATGAAAGTATATTCACTAATAGATATTAGCGAGACAAAGCAACGTAGGAACAATAGTACAGATAGAACTGCTATTGGACAACAGGCTAATTGGATGACGTTTGTACAGACTATGATGCTTAGGACAAACGTATACTGTGAAGCACCTGTTGCTACAGACTACACTGCCGCAGAGTTTAAGAAGTTAGGCTTTGGTACTGACTATACCGGCAAGCATAGAGTATGGGAAGTTGAGTGTACAACAGACGAGTATCAATACTTTCCACCCACTGAAGCCCTTGAAGAAGATTTTAATTTAGTTCCTGTTATAGGTGAACTAAATGAAACAATTCAGCTAAATAATAATGTGTTTAGAACAACACCAAAGGCTAAAAACATTATATTCAAGGCAGAGAAACAACTTAATTAGGCTAACTTAGAGTTTACTAATACCCTTTGAGCAAGGGATGAATGGAGAATATAATATGGCAAAAACTAAAGCCACTAGTTTAGAACGTGAAAACCTAGAAGCACATGTTGATATGTGCGAACAAAGATATATCAATCTTGAAACACGTTTAGATAAAATTGAAGCTAAAGTTGAGCATATCCATGCAGACATTACACACGGTAACAAGTCACTAACTAAAGTGATTATTGGTGCAACTGGCACTATCGTTGCAGGACTACTGAGTACTATAGTAGTTCTTCTTATTAACTTTTCATAATTAAATTATATAAATACTGTTATGTTAATAACAGAGATCGTATCTTCTGACCTAAGCGAAAAGCAAATATGGGGAAGAACAGGCAAAAAAGTAGTTAGAAAATATCGTTGTGCCAGTGGCATACGAACAGGTCGTATTGTCTCTAAGATAGCACAATGTTTTGCCGCACCTAATATTAAAAAGAAACTATCAATGAAGCGTACACGAGCTAGGCTTGGTGCAAGAATGGCACGTAAGGCTAAGAGAACTAAGCGTACAAATCCAGCTTCAATTGCATTAAAAAGATTGAATAAGAGAAGATGATTATTTCAGATATTATCATTGAAGGAGCTGTTACTACTTTTGGAAGAAGCAAAGGTAAAGTAACACGTAAGTATCGTTGTACTAGTGGCTCACGTAAAGGACGTATTGTTGCTAAAGCTACAACATGTAATGCTCCAATTAATATCAAATCCAAACTTACAATGAAAAAGACTAGAGCTAGAAAGTCTCCATTAATTGGTATTAAGACTAAGTTCCAAAAAAGAATGGGAGCTCAATCAAAACGTATTGCAAGATTAAACAAAACTAGAATGAAACCAACAAGACGTTCAACAGCAAAACGTAAAAGGATTAGCAAATGAGATTTAAACAATTTCAAATAGACGAAAGACAAAAAGCAAGAGAAATGTATCCTCATCTAACCGAAGAGCAATTAGACGAGGTACTACCAGCTTTAGTTGCTGGAGCAAGAACTGTTGGCATGGGAGCTATCAAAGGTGCTAAGATGATAGGCCAAGGTGCAAGGGCAGGTGTTAATGCTGTTAAGACAGGAGCCAATGTTGTTAAGAAAGGTGTTAACGTAGCCAAGCAAGGTGTTAATGCTGTTAAGAATACAGTACAAATGGGCAAAGATGCTGTAAACAAATTAAAAGGTGGCAGTCAAGGCGGCATAGATAATGGACAAGCAGTAGACGATGTAGCAATGCAAGATCCAAAAGTTATGCAACAGCAAAAGAAAACTTTACAAGCACAATTAAAAGCACAAGAAAAAAGTCATAAAGATACTACAACACAGTTGAAACAACAGATTGCTAGTATAAAATGAAAATAAACGAACTTATACATGAATTTACTATTCAATGCACAAACGAAGAACGGGCAACGTTGAAAAAGTGTAATCATGTTAGATCATTAGACAGTTATTCAGAGAGGGACAGATTCGTAATTGAGGGTCTGATACGCAAAGCATTAGTAAGTAAACTAATACAAGATGGAACTGTAATGGTCGTAGCGAATGAGTTTTGACAAAGAATTAGCCAAAGAACTAGAAGAAATTGTAGTACACGGACTATCCGCGTTACCAATTCCGTATGAAAAAGGCAATAGTATACGTGTTAAGAACATAGTTATACGAAAACATGCGAACGGTTATCGTATCTTTGACATAAGTACTAATAAGCACGTAGTTACTACGTTCACTAAGGCCGCGGCACTTGCTATTGCAAAGACAACAGCAGAGCATGGTCCTAGTAATAGTATTAGAGATATCATAAAATTAGATGATACAGTATCTAAACACTATATGGACGCACTATTTGCAAAACGAGCTATACAAATTAGCAAGGATATACAGAGGATAGAAGCATCAGAGGTTAAATTTGACATTGCAACGGATCGAGCCTGGAGCTCACTTGCCCAGATAGAAAGTTATATCTTTGATAAATAAATACATAATGACAAAGGAACAATAACATGCTTATTAACGAATTTTCAAAGCCAGTTACAGTGAAATCACTTAACGAGAACTTGGCTAAAAAATATGGTAAAACAATCAATGTAGATAAATTTACCACAGAGCAATTAGAAGATGCTCGCAACAGACTTAGAACAACTTTATCACAAGTTGAAACTAACGAAAGTTTTGATGCAGTTCACACTAGCGAAACATATCAGAAGAATAAATTGTTCCTTGAACTTCTGAACACAGCAATAGCAGAGCGTGAAGCAATCGAAGAAAAGAAAAAACAAAGCCCAGCACAAAAAGCCGCCTTCAAAAAAATGATGGATGGTAAAAAAGGCAAAGGCAAATCAAAAGATAAAAAAGCAGGCAAAGGTAAGAAGCCAGACTTCTTAGATTTAGACAAAGATGGAAATACAAAAGAGCCAATGGACGGCGCGGCGAAAGATGCTAAGAACGAAGGTATGAAAATCGTAGCACGGCCTGACAGCAAAGGAAATCTTGTAGGTAGGGGAATGGCCACAGTGGACGAACCAAAAGGCGCTGGCTCGGTGAAATCAAAAGGCGCACAAGCGGCCGTTGGAAAAGATGGTGGAGCGGCGCAACCAAAAGGCAAAGGCATTGGCGCGGCCATACAAAAAAAATTAAATGCTTCAAAAAATAAAACTAAAGAATCAGCAGTACACGAAGGCAAATACGAATATTTTGATGACAAAGAGTCTGCTCAAAAACATGCAGAAAAACATGGTGGTAAAGTATATACAAATAGTGGCAAAGGTAATGCCGGCGGCAAAAACACACATGTCGTAATTAAAGAAGGCGCAGAAGAACAAGCAACATTAGTAATGGCCGCAAAGGACATGGTAGACAGAATTACAGGCTGGATGGAAGACACAGCAGAAATGCAAACAGAAAGCATGTTAGAATTAGGCGATAAGATTAGAGACGAAATGGGTATTGACCAAAGTGAAACATTTATTAACACAGTCAAA